CGGTATAAAGCACTTCTTCGGGACTGCCGGACAGCCCCAAATCACTTGTGTTATCCCTGCAGTCAATACGCAGTTTGATCGTGCCTCCTATCAGATGGCTATAGTCCGGGGAGTTAAAATCGTCCACCTCGTAAAATTCGAGAGTGCCGCCGGAATCAAGTCTGACAAGCATGCCGTCGACGCAGGTATACATCCGGCAGCTGCCACGCATTACAAATATACACTCCTGCCGGCCCCGGCACATATAACCGGCATCGTTGTATAATCCGACCTCCCGCCACGACGGATAATAAGGATGAGCAGAGATGCCGGCATTATCGGGGGCAAATACAAAGCCGCCTTTCCTGACGGCAAACAATACCTTGCCCTTAGAAGCGATTGATGACTGTGTCGGCAAATCCCCGGCATAGTACGTCAGACCGTCGAAAAACATTATCGGGGGCCGACCGCCGGCATCAGCCGGCAGCGACTCTTCCAGACGTTTCAACCTGGTGTCGAGTCCCGTTGCCGACGAGATGTCATACTTACGGTTCAGCGCATCGGCCAGTCCCTCGACATCCGTCAGCGCCACCCGTTCCAGGCGGTGTCGGAAACTGTCGATCAAATCCGCAAACTGCCCTTCAGTAGGGTAAAGCCCCCGGCGGAACCATGCCTTAAGCTGCGATATATCTCTTATTGCCATTGTGGTATATTGATTTAGTTATTTAGCCCGCATTATATATGCCAGCACATAGTACGGCGGTCGGTTTTCATGCGTCTTGCCCCCGCCCGTCATCTCTGATCTGTGCTTAATCCACTGTATCGCATCCCGGTTGTCGCCGGCGGTATCACTGCGCTTGGGATTATCGCTGATACTGTCGTAGCCTACATCGCAGTCTTCGCCGCCGACTCTCCATGTTCCCTCACGGCATTCGCCGCTGCCTTTAGGTATCATCATATAGTCCTTTATCAGGTGACTATGCCCGGGGATCTGAGTATCATCCAGCGCCACAGCCTTAATACCACCCGCCGCACCGCTCCGGCTGTAATCGCTGTCGCTGTCATGCCGGCCCGCCACAAAGCGGCCCCGCAAGTCCGGCAGCCTGAAATATCCGCTCGGGGTGGTATATCGGGTTCCGCTTGCGCTGGCGGCAGTATTGAATGTGTTTCCCAGAGCCTGATACAGTTCCGGATAATCCGCCGCCCTGAGTTCCTGGCCGTTACACAGCAGATACCCCTCGGGCACCGTCGCTCCCGCCCACATCTGCACCACACCAAGCGGTGGAGGCTGCAGCGCCGCCAGTTCTGTACGCAAATTAAGATTCTCCGCCATGAGTTCCTTTACCGTCATTATGTCGGTGAAATCATCCCAGCTGTAGCTGTCCTCGCCTATACCCGGCGCAAGGCGCCTGCGGCTGTAAGCCTTGGGGTATTCAATATTATTGGCCATTACAGCTATATTATCCTGCTGCACATACATGCCGCTTGTAGTTGAGCCTCCGACCCAATACAATATCTCACCCTCCGGGCAGAGTCGCGTACGCACAAACACATAGCCTGCCCCGCGGTGCGTGCCCTCGCTGTTTGCCTCGCAGCCATACAGCACCACACGGTCGCCGGCGATATTACCCGCCAGCACAGCCATATCCACCAGTCGTTGCAGATAATCAAGCGTTTCGCAGTCAAGCGGAAAATCCTTGTTGGCCTGCGTCAGATAATTGCCTGTGATTTTATCCATCATATCGTCATTTATAGTTAATCGCATAGCGTTTGCCCGCCAGCTTATACATGTTTACAATTGCCCGCAGCCTCGGCTCAGCCCTCTGCAGCTCAGCCGGCACAAGCACCCAGAAGTCATAGCCCCCCGTGCCCGCGAACCCCTCACGGTATATGCCCACAGCACCGCTGCCACGCTGCGGCACAGTCACCCAGCGCCCCATCTCACGCCTCCACAGCGTCGAAGCCTCAACGCTCGCCGCACCGTCGTCATCCTCTATCGCTATACGCCGCAGCTCCGGATCAAGCTCATCGTTGAGCACCCCGCGCAGCTTACACACCTGCCCGTTATGCCGGAGCCTGTAGCCGGTCGCACTCCGGTATGCCCGCAACTCCGACAGCAGACGCCCCAGCGGAGCAATACCCGCATACAACAGAGCCCCGGCAAGCGGTCGGCGCAGCCATGTCGGCAGAGCCAGCAAGGCAAGGCGCCTCATATTTACATTATAGCTTCTGTCAGCCCTGCTCATCATACACTATCATGTTTACAGTTATCTCCCCGGGCCGGAAATACCCCGCAGCCGGTGTCAGCCGTGCGTTAATCCGTGTTGTCGTACTCTCGTTTGCAGCCTGCGCCGTACTCCCGCGCAGCTCCACAATTCTCACCCCCTCCACCTCCTGGAGCCGGTCAACAAGAGCCATATTCGTATATTCCCCGTTAAACGGCAGATTCTCTATATAGTCCTTTATGGCAGCCATGCAATCAGCCCGTACCGCCTCAGGATCAAGCATAGCGTTATAATACACATCCACACTGCAGCCGAACACATCAGCCTCCATATTCACGAGCGCCACCCGCACCCCGGCATCCTTAATCTCGCTTATATAGGCTTTCAGTTGCCGCTCCTGCTCTGCCGTAAGGGGACGCCGGCTCCCGGAGTCGCCCCCTGCCACCTTTATGGTCAACAGGCTCGCGTCCCGGCTCTCGACCGCAACGGCGTGCCTGACCACCCGCGCCGACATCACTTCGCCCTCGCTCATGCCATCAGTATCATAACTGTCGCTGTCCGGCATCAGTTCCCGCCCCGCCATAAACTGCAGCACCTTGTCGCGGTACCATTTGGGCCGGTGTGGTATTATCCTATCAATCTCAGCCGTAACCTCCGATTTATGCCGGGCCACAAGCTGCTCAACAGTCCAGGCACACACAGCCCACACATAAAGCAGTATATTCTCAATGCTCGCCGCCCCGAATACAGAGCCGAACTCCGCCCCGGGCTCAAAGCCATAAATCCCTGCCGCTGCCTCGTTGCGCATGAACTCACGAGCTATCTCACTTTTTATGTCGTTTATGTTTCGTGCCATTTCAATACTCATTAACTACCGTTTAACTCACCTCAAAATCTATCTCCACCCCCATATACCCTATGCCTCCGCACGGACAGCACTGCATATCCTCAGGTCTGATGGCCGTGGCCGGGCGCACCTCCTCAATATCCACCTGCTTTAACGCCTCCGAATCAATCATGCTTAACCCACTTGCATCATAGCACCGTGATATAAGCACATCGTCAGTGACGCTCATTGAATTCAGCGCGGCAAACTCAAACACACAGTCTATACAGCCCCCCGCAATAATCGCGAGATCCAGCAGGCTGGCCCTATCGTAACCTATGATGTTCTTTTTCATCGTTCGACCTTGATTTTGCCGTTGTTATCCATTGACACTCTTTTCACACTTACCCCCATAGAGTTGCACATATTCCGAACCCGTGCAGGCCAGAAACGCGACACATCACCATGCAGCATTTTCAGTATCTCGCCACCCACAAGCGGATATTCCTTGTATTCGCCTCTGTTAGATACAAGAATCTGCTCGATACATTGTCGGCTGTTGTCTCCGATAATAATCCTGCCATCCTGTACCATAATGTCACCAGTTTCCGGATTTGTCATTATACCCTGCATGCCAATCGTTTTTAATGATTAATAATCAGTCGATGCTATCACATAAGCCGAGTCGCTCACAGCCGTTATGTCTATCACCTGTCTGTTAGAGTATGTCATCTGTTTTACTGTAAACCCTGTCACAACCATGTGCGTGATGCCGAACAGACCCAAAAACAGCGATGATACCTCCAGAGCCTCCGGCCTTTCCAATATCTCCCGGAGCTGCGCTATGGCTCGCTCCGGGTATTGGTCGATTATCTCGCCGTTATCGTTGACGGCTACTATTCCGACGCTCATGTTCAACTGGTAGTCGCCATCAGATATATATTCCTTTATAGTTCCGGCCCTGCCCACAAGAGCTGTCCTGACGATTTCCTTTTGTAACGATATGTTTACCGTAACGTCATTGATCATCAAGATACCCTCTCCCGGCACCTTTATTGCTACATCGGTCAGCGCATCTCTTCCCAGCCAATAATCCGCGTCATAACTTTCTTCACCCCGGTTTATGGTTGTCTGACCGTCACAGGTCATGCAATTAAGTTTAATGCCTCCACTGCTCAGAGCATAATCCTCCTGCTTCATCAGGTCGGCCCCCTTGTTTAGTCGCAGACGGTACGTTGCCCCCTTGGCCTGCGTTGCCAGACCTGCAGCGACGAAACGGGCGTTTATTATGTCGAAAGTATAATCCTGCATAATGATATCATAAAGCGTAATTAGCGTCGTTGACCGCAGAAAGCAGCGCCTCTGCCACGGCATCTTTTATCCTCTCTTTGCTTTCGCTCAGATTGGTGGTGGTGATTGTAAATTTATCAATAAGTCTGTCAATGGTGATGTTGATGTTTCGGACACGGTTGGTTTCCTTGGATGCAGTATCACCAACACCGCCGAGCCCTTTGCCAATAGGCGATTCTGTTTCGATGCTTTCACTGCTTTCGGTACCTTTGACATCGCCACCGGAATCTGCAGTAATCTGCTCAGGATGGTCGGCGGCCCACGAGCGGTCGGCGGCTTCGCGTCCAAGCCTGGCAATTTTGTCGAGTTTAAGCTTCTCGGCTATATAGTTGTATTTGTCGATAAACCAGTTTATAAGAGAGTAGAACTTATCGCGTACCCAGTCGATTATCCGACCGAAGAAAGCTTTTATAGAGTTGGCCACAGACTTGAATGCCGTAACAAGCGGCCCGCATATTGTGCCTACTTTTTCGACAACGGCATTTACAATCCTTACCACAAAATCACGCACGGCAATTATCCACGACCGTATTTTGTTGACCATAGCCATAAAGATGTCGGCCACCTTTTGAGCCATAAACTTAATTCCCTCCCATACAGTAAACACTGCCACGCGGAATCCGTAGCACTTATCCCACAGTTGCTGTATAAGCACAGCCAGACCGGCAATCCAGCCAATTATGGGAATATTCATAATTGCTGTCGCAATTCCCTTGCAGGCTGTTGCCACCATTCCACGGAAAGCCACCCAATATCCGCCGGAATGCATTATGGCGGTATTCATCATCATTAAACTGATAATGGTTTTGCCAACAGCTTTTTTCATTGTACCATAAGCGGCATTAAAATTTGAGGAAACGGAAATGTTAAAAGCTTTAGCGCAGTTGCCGGATGTTAGCGTGGCCAGATTGAACCTCAGCAACCATAAGATAGAATTCCTTACGGCTCCGGCAATAGGTGTAAATGCTGACCATATCTGCAGTTTTTTAATTGCAACAAATCCTTTTACAAGCCCGGCGATAAGAGGTAGCAGTTGAGCAAGCGGCATAATCGCGCTCATTACTACCTGCACCCATATACCCATTTCACCACAGGAGTTGAATATGGATATTTTAAAATCGTCAAACTTCGCCTGAACACGAGATAACCGCTCGTTATAGGTCGCCATGACGATGTCCGCCTGGTCAATGGCAGTAGTCGTGCCCGTTATAGCTTCAGTCCATTGCTCAACCTTTGGAATACCCTGCACGAGTGCCATAGCAGCGGCGGAGTTTTCCTTGCCGAACAGTTTGCTGAACAACGCATCATCGGCCATTACAGGTTTGAGGATTGCCAAACGCTCGGCGAGAGATTTGGATTTGTCGGTGAGGTCATTTACGCTAATTCCGGCAGCAGAGAGTTCCTCGCGTACATCCTTGGGCAGAAATCGGCCTTGCGCGAGTGTCGACATGACATTGCGGAGGGCGACACCGCCCTCCGAGCCCTTTTTACCGGCTTTGTCGAGAACCTGGATGGCCGCATTAGTTTCTTCAAACGAAACTCCGGCTGCTTTAGCTGCCATACCGCATTGTTCAAGGGCGACCTTGATAGCGGGCAGTTCCGCGGAGCCTTCGCGGGCAGCAGCGGCCATTGTGTTCATCATCTCCCACATTCGGTCGGATGCCGCCATCGGGTCATCGAGCGACACTCCGAACTGGTTCATAGCGGTGGTCAGAACCTCGGCGGCGGCAGTAGTGTCGCCTTTCATCATCTTGCTCAGAGTGGCGACATTGTTTCCCATATTGTTCAGCGCCTCGCTGTTTTTGGTCAACTCCGGCGAGAGTTGTGACAGGAGCAGTTTATAAGACGTCACCGCCCCTGCGGCAGACACACCGAACTCTTTGGCCGATGACCGGGCGTATTTCTCCAAGGTTGCATATTCCTCGGCGGTTACACCCGCGATGGCTTCAAGTTCGGCGAGTTCGCCTTCAAGTGCCGCGCCCGGTGCGAGGGCGTTTTTTAACGAGCCCTCGAGGCTGCTGATATATTGTTGCGCCTGGTTGAAGACAATTAACCCTTTCTCCATCTTCGCAAGTGTACCGGTAGTCTGCTCCACATGCTCGCGCAGCTTCCCGACATTCTCGGAAATATCCTGCACGACAGCATTACAGTTGCCGGTGATGTTAAACGAATAGTTGAAATTGTAATTGCTCATTTGCGAATATCAATATTATTTTGTATATTTGCAGAAACTGAAATATTTATTTATATGGGCGCAGTTATATTATTTATTTTTATTGTAGCCGTAGTTGGCTGGTTTATCGCTCTTGTCGTAGAAACATTCCGAGGCAAATAGGCATCACTCTGTCGGAGCGAACAGTCTGCCAAGTACCTTGGCCAGTCCTTCGAGCCGGAAGTTCTCTATCCATACCGCCTGTTGAAACAGCATGGCCCATTCCTCGTCGGTAAGGGTGTTCGGATCGTTGTGGAAATTGGCCCGGATTAAGGCGCACCCTTTGGCTATCTCTCCGGGGTCGTTGTCTTCCACTCCACCGGAGAGTTGGTGCGCCTCTACAAGTTTTTTAGCTTAGACACACACTTGCCGAAGATATTCTGCAGTTCACCGATGGCCTGCATTTTATAGACTGCGTCGAGCTGCATCATGGCAGAGCCGCAGAGCCAGCAATTGTCGAACATCACCTCTGCAGCCTTTACGTCGTTTGTCTTGGCAGTTGCCGAGAACGCCTGCATGGTCTTCATGTCAGGGCGGCGGAAATAACCGCGGTGCAACTCCTGAAACTCAGGGTCGGCCACTTCTATCTCAACGACGCGGCCATGCTTGTTTTTCCATGTGGCTATCTGCTCATTGGTTACGTCGCCATTGATGATTTTGTAGTCTGTGGTGTCGATGTCGATTGTTTTCTTTTCGTTATCCATGTTTTTTCGGTTTTGTGCCGGAGCGGGTGTTGCCGCCCCGGCGGGTTATTGATTATTTTGTTTTGGCGTGTAGTCTTTAGGTCACACCCCGTCGGGCTTGCCGTATTCGATATGGCTCGGAAGCAGCGGCAGCTCCACCTGTTGGTTCATGTCGCCCTCCTTCCAGTCGCGCACATTTTCGGTAAATTCGCAGTTGCGGATCTTGTCAACCACGATTACTCCGTTGGGCGGCAGATACGCCACCTCGATGTCAAACGGTGCGATGTCCTGCAGTCGCCCCGTAGGCGAGTTGCGGCTGATGGCAACAACCTCGCTCATGTAGAGCGTGATTTTTGCTTCGGGAGTTATACGGCCTCGGCTGCGGCTCACAGGGTGACGCCCGGCACCATAGTTGTTCTGCTTGTCCTGCTTATCGCTGTAGCTGATGGCGACAATGCCGGTTACGGGCACGCCGTTGATGCTGGTTTTGATGTCGCCCCACGCATACTCCTCGCCGTTAATCAGCGGCACTCCGTTGTAGGCTGTGTCTAATGGGTTCATTCGTTTTGTCGTTTTGTTGGTTAGATACTTGATGCGAAGCCTATCTCGAGGGCGAGATTGCGCATCACGCCCACGGCAACGTTTTTGATTACACCGCGCACCCTCGAGGTAGCGAGTATGTTCTGGTCGGGATCGATGTCGAACTTGTAGCCGCTCAGTTCACCGGCCTTGGCCATGTCTTCGAGAGCCTTGTTGCCCGTGGTGATAAGGTGTTCCACGGCGGTGCGCTCAAGTTTCCCGGTGTTTGCGTCAACGTTCATGGGTCGGCCGAGTTTCGGCAGCAGGTAGCTGCGGATTCTGCGCACAGCCTTATCCATAGTGCGCACGTCGTTGATGTAGGCGTAGTCGCTCGTCGTCAAATCGAGAGTATGATTGTCATTAAAATACACACCTGCGAGGCCGTCATAGGTAAGCCCGAAGATATAGCGGGCTGCGTCGAGTTCCTCTATGGTGGCAGTATCGAGGTCACAATACTTGGTGCCGTCGCTGAAAGCCGCCACGGCTATGTTTGTCGGGAACTGCTCCACCCATGCTATACTCTGATGTACCTTGGCCTTGCTTACTGCGCCGAGGAGTTCTCCCAAAGCCGAAACGCTCGCCTTGACCGCGTTCGCTGCGTCTTTGTAGAGTTCAGCGGCAGTGCCCTCGCCGTCCTGCGCTATGACCACCGACACATTCTTGCGTCCTGCTTTGGCATAGCTTTCAAGCGATGTTACGTCGGCAACCTTGGGCGCGTAGAGTATCGACAGCGGCTTATTCTGCGCTTCGAGCGTGGTGGCCACGGATTGCAGGGAGTTGACTATGGTTTCGGTCAGTTCCACCGCGCCGTTCCATACTCCCACCTGGCGCAGACGGCCTCCGGCGAAGTTCTGGAGCTGCTTGATTTCAGAGAATGCGTTTGCACCCGCTGCGGGCTTGAAGATACCCACATAGAGGCTCACGCCGGGGTTCATATTGAAGATGGACGCGAGGGTGTAGTGCAGTACCTTGGTTTCCCAGGCCGCAGCGTCGGCGGTGATGCCGTATTTCTCGGCGGTTTCAATCGACGAGATTGCATGAATGCGTTCCGTGGCGGAAAATCCCGCCGTACCCTCGTCAGCCACGGGAAGCGTCGCCGAGTAGAACACAAGGCCGCTGATATGGTCTTCGCCCGCGAGCGAGCGCACGATATTGCCGTTGGTTCTGGTAATGGTGAGGTTCTGCATTATTCGTCGGTGTTGGCGGGTTCGTTATTGATGGGTTTGCCCGTCAGCTCGTCGACCTCCGGATTGTCGCCGGCGGGTTCCGGCACGTCGGCCTTGCTCGCCGCTACTGCGGCCTTTAGAGCGGCGACCCCGCGCTTGGTGCTGAACACCTCGCGGTTCTGCAGCGAGTTGGCGTGGTTCTGAGCGTCGTTGCGGGTATAGAACGCCGTGCCGTCCGAGGTCACGTGAACCTCGTTGATGTCGGGGTTCTTTTTCAGAACGTCGGCGGCGATCTTCCCGGCGGCTTTCGAGGCCACCGTGGTGGCTGCGTCTTTTGTAGTTTCTTTCTTTGCCATTGTTATATGGTGTTTAATGATTGTTTGAAAACTGTTTGATTGCCTTGCCTACTGTGCAGAGAAGCCATAGTATGAAACCTCCAGCCACTAAAAAGCCGACTATCTCCAGCCCGGTGAGCCAACACGGATTGCTCCGCTGTTCCCGGCTCTTGGCCTCTGTCGCCTCGTGGCTCTCACTCGCAGTAGCGGTGTCAGCCTCGTAGGTGAGCGTCGCCGCCTTGGTTTGGGCCTCTGCCGTGCTTCCGGCGGTGGTAGCCTCAGTCTGCTCCCGGCTCTCGCTCCGGCTCTTGGCCGCGCTCTTTTCGGTAATGCGGCTCAACAGAGGCGGTGTGCCGGTGGCGCTGTCCGGCGGCTGTGAGGTGTCGAATATCTCGGTGATGCGCTCGGTGACCTCGTCGGTCATGGTTGTGTTTTTACGCTGTCGCCGGAAGTATTCCTCCACTATCCGCTCAACTATTGCGGCAGTCGCTGTGTCAAGGCGGGTCACTTCTTGCACTTTCAGAGAGGTGGATGATTGCGCCTCCATGTGGCTTTCCTCCACCGCTTCCTTTGGGGTGGCGCAGCTCGTGACTGACAGGACAGTTGTCAGCGTGAGGGCAAGAATTGACTTTTTCAATCGCATTGGTGAGGGTATCTACTTTTTCCTGTAACTGAACCATATCCTTGCGCAGCGGCTCGACCACCAGTTCCATTATCATCTGTATGGCCTTTTTATCGTTGTCGAGTTCCTGGCCACGCACATCCGAGAGTGTCTTCTGGACTTCTGCGCGGAGTTGGTCGACCTCTGCTTTGTGCTTGGAGCGCAGGAATATGGCCGTCAACAGTGCCGAGAGCGGCGCGGTAATGATCGCAACCACTGCGGCAAGGATTGTTTCAGTCATCATTGGTCGTTATTGTTTTATTCCTATCTCTTTCAGCCATGCCGCCACATCAAAGCTCGGGCAGGCTTTCAGCCACTCGTCAGGCTCAATGATACCGTTGCCGTTCAGGTCGGGCGAGAGGTCGCGGTGTCCAACGATTTTCACGTCCGGATGCTTGGCGTGGAAGTCATGCACATACTTTGCCATTGCGGCTTTCTGCGCCGCCGTGCGTGTGTCCTTGGGTTTCAGGTTCATGTCGCAGCCTCCGGCATAGGCAATGTGTCGGCTGATACTGTTGTACCCGGTTACGCCGTTGGTGATTTCCAGGGGATCTACCATAGCATCCTCGTTATTTTCGACGAGGCGTTCCACTGTACCGTCCAGCCGGATGATGTCGTTATAGCCAACCTGCTTCCACCCGCGTCCACCCGATGATTTGGGTGCGGTGTGCATCCGGCGGATGTCAGCTCCGGTCACGTCGCGCCCCTCGGGGGTGGCGGTGCAGTGGATAACGAGATATTTAAGAGGTCTCGACATTATGCTTATGCGTTAGGTGCGCTCACAATTGCACCGAGCCCCTCGTTCTTTGTCGGGAGACAGAGAGTATAGGTGCGCATCGAGAAAAGATTTTCCTGTGTGGCGGGGTTGTTGGCCGCCTCCTGCAGATAGGTCTTTGTCGAGCCGTCGGCACGCATTACGCGCTTGGTCGAGTATGCCACGCTGCACTGTCTGTCGGTAGCGGCGGGGATAGCACCATACGCAAGTTTCTTCCTGGTAGTGGCGTTGTAGTATGGACACTCGTTGAACTCGTAGACCTCGAAGCCATAAAGGCGAGAGATTGTGCCGCTCTCATAGTTGTAGTATTGGGCCGCGAATTTCTGATCCTGTTCCAGAAGGTCGGCCACATGGTCGGCGCAGAGTACCAGGATTCGACCCTCTGCAGGAACCTTGGCCTTGTCGAACGCCTTCTTGAGCGCGATGATGTCGGAGCGGGTCAGTCGCTTACGGTCATCTGCAACTTCACCCGAAGTGAGAATTACCGGTGTTTTGTCTGTATGCTCGGCCGGAGCGACGGAGTGGATGGCGCGGCTGAACTTGGTTTCCGAGAATGCTTCTTTGTGACGATCCACTACGGAAGCCATTTTGTCGTAGGTCAGCGCGTGGAGTTCGTCATCGGTTACTCGGGTGGGCTTGGTCTGGTACTTGTCGAGCGTCACTGCGATGTCGCCGTCTTCGAGATTCTCGATTTCGAGGGGATAGGTAGTGTTGTTGACGAGCACCTCGGGATCTGCGCCGATGTCGACCAGATGGATTACATCGTTCTGCACATATTGGTCGTAACTGCGGATCTTGTTGTACCATCCAACGGCCTCCGCGGCGGCGCGAAATGCCTTGACCAGTTCGCCGGTCCATGCTTCGGAGTAGAGTCCGGCGCGTAGTGCACCCGTCGGAGCAAGGCCGCCCATGCACGACACGCCGACTGCGAGGGAGTCAAGAGCGAGCGCGCCTGCGGCGGGTGTTGCGCCCACGGCAACGCCGAGAGCCGCGCCCATCGCGCTGGTGGCTGTAAGACCGATAATCATGCCCATAAGGGCGAGAATAAATTTTTTCATTCGTCTGTTTTTGTTGGTTGTTGTATTGTCTGATTGTTGTCGGGAGCTTAGATTTCGGGAGCGAAGCCGAAGTTCTCCTTATATAGGCGCACATATTCGGCACGGTTGTTATCGCGCAGGTCGGCGAGTTGTTCGGCGGTGGCGGTAGCCCATGTCAGTTTGACATCGGTTGCAGTTCCCGGAGCTCCTGAGGGCTTCAGGAGGTCAAGTGGCTTCTGTACGGGTGTCATGTCGGCAAAAAGGGCGTTGAGGCTGTCGAGGCCGATCTGCTTGCCCAGGTTGAGATACTTGTCTTTTTTGTCTGCAGTGATGCGTCTGTCCTTGATGGCCGTGTCGACTGCGTCCGTGATACGGGCGAGCGTCATGCTGTTCTTTTCATCCTGCAGTCTGCCGATGGCTTCAACGGCCTGGTCTTCAGTCGAGCCTGGAGTGAGGCCGAGTTTCAATAGGATTTTTTCCATACTTGTTGTCCGGTTGTTGTTTTGTGATTGTTTATCTGTTGTATCATTGGATTCAGAATCGGCAAACTGCAACAGCGGCAGATGGTCGTTATTCTCTCCGGCGGCAAGAGTGAGCAGTTTCCCCTCGTGATAGAGGCCTACCTGCAGTGCGTCGTCGTTCGAGCCGATGTCTACCACTGACACTTCAATCAGCTTGCTCTTGGTTACGGTCGGGCGAGTCTGTCCGGCCACGAGCATAGCCGGATCCTCGCTCCATTCCAGTACGTCCAGTCCTGCACTCAGCATCCGCAGTGTGCCGCGATCCCACTTTTTCGAGATGTTACGTTCGTCTTCGGTATCATCGTCAAATTTGGGTGTGCCGTAGAGCACGCCGTTCTCGACGCGGAGATTGGTCATTATGCCGATGGGCATATCCTCCTTGCGCCCGCGTCGGTGCATATAGAGAAGTATAGGATTTTTCTCGTACTGTGAGTAATCTATGCCCGCCGTTATCACACGAGAGCCATAGCTGTTTACCCGCTCGGTTGATATGATTGCTTCTTTCATGTTGGTATTATAAGAAAAAAATGTCGGCGGGGCTTCGTTGCACTTCACTATGTGAAAACCCTGTGCCGCCGCGCCGACGGGTCGCAAAAGGGGGTTGTGGCGGAGGCGGGATTTGAACCCGCGACCTCGAGGGAATGAACCTCGCGAGCTGCCGGACTGCTCTACTCCGCGATATTCTTTCTTCCGCAAATCCGTAAGGATTCGCGGCGTGGTTCAAGCGCGTGTCGGGCTTGCCCGGTGCGCGGTGCTTTGCATGAACCACGCTGCAAAATTCCGAATTGTTCAACACGCTGCAAAACAGAGTGAAAAAACTTTACACTCTATTTTTTCAGCACACGCTTTTATGCCAATTTTGCAGTCGGAAATTAACTTAAACCCAACCCTAAACACTACCTTTATATGAATGGCAAACAAGGTTTCAACAGATAAAAAGGAATTTGCGGAGGCTCTTTTCATGCAGGGTATGCCGCAGAACTCCATCGCCGATAAGGTCGGCGTGTCGGCCAATACAATCGGCAAATGGGTCAAGGACGGTTGTTGGGGCGAGAAACGCACCGCAATAACTCTTACCCGAAAGGAAGTCACCAACAATGTCCTACGCTCACTCAACAATCTCGCTATCAAACTCGGCGAAGCAGACCTTAAAGATGTTGGCGGCCTCGCCGACCAGATAGCGAAACTTTCGGCCACTATCTCCAAGCTCGACAAGGAGGCATCTGTGGTCGATTTCATCGAGTGCTTTATAGCTTTCGGAAAATGGCTTGAATATCAAGCCGAAACCGACCACGCCATCACAGCGGAGTTCCGGCAGATGGTCAACAAGTATCAGAATAAATATATCCTTGAACTTCTCGGGAGCAAGGTTGCATAATTATCATAATTATAATGTATGGCTCGACACACGGCAACGGATCGCAAGGATGCGATTGAACAATGGAAACAATGGTGCGAAACAGTGCAGACGCGCTCTGTCGTAGCTGTCAAGGAAACACCTGCCCAAAAAGAAAAACGCATTGCGTGGCTCCTGGCCGACTATGGCCGTTTCTTCAATTACTACCTTGCTCACTATTGCGACGATGAGGAAACCGGGCAGCATACTGACTGCGCCCCGTTCCATATCAAAACGGCGCACACTCTCCGCGACCACGACAATATTCAGTACGCCGCCCAATGGGCGCGTGCCCATGCTAAATCCGTCCATTTCGACATCGGCTATCCGCTCTATCTGAAAGCCCTCCGAAAACTGCACCTGATGGTGCTTGTCGGCAAAAGTAAAGATAACGCCGAAACACTACTTGGCGACATACAGGCCGAGTTCGAGTTCAATCAACGATATATTGCCGATTTCGGCACTCAAAAGGTAGTGGGATCTTGGGAAACAGGCAAGTTCGTCACCTCCGACGGCTGTGCGTTTTTTGCCAGAGGTCGCGGCCAGTCGCCGCGTGGCCTCCGCTACAAAAGGCGCCGCCCGGATTATATCGTCATAGATGACCTTGACGATGACGAACTTGTAAACAACCCCGACCGCGTCGCCCGCCTCACTAAGTGGGTCAAGGAGGCTCTTTTCGGCACGCTCGACGGTGGCCGCGGTCGCTTCTGCATGGTCGGCAACCTTATCGGCAAAAACTCCGTCCTCGCTAATTTTATGGCTTCCGACGGCGTGATTGTCTCCAAGGTAAACGCCATCGACAGCAAAGGCCGTCCGTCATGGGAGGCCAAGTGGTCTATCGAGGAGATCCGGAAGCAGGAGCGGTTCATGGGTTATATATCGTTCCAACGCGAGTTGATGAATAACCCGATAACCGAGGGGTCTATCTTCCGCCACGACTGGATAAGGTGGTGCAAGCCTCTCCGCCTCGCAAAGTATGATTATCTCGTCTGCTATTGCGACCCCTCGTTCAAGTCCACAACCCGAAACGACTACAAGGCGATAAAGCTATGGGGCAAGACCGGAACGGATCTGCATTGCCTCGCCGCCTTTGTCCGTCAGTGTTCGGTAGCCGAGATGGTCGGGTGGTTTTATGACCTCCACGAGAATATAACTGCTGCCAACGCCGTATGCTCCTATTATATCGAGGCCAATTTCCTACAGCAGATTCTTCTCGACGAATTTGTGCGTGAGGGCAACGAGCGCGGCTATCAGCTCCCCATATTCGGCGACAAGCGCAAGAAGCCCGACAAGTTTCAGCGTATCGAGGCTATTTCCCCACTATGGGAGCATGGTCACGTCTATTATAACGAGCGCATGAGAAACGACCCTGACATGCGTGTAGGCATCGACCAGACTCTTTCATGCGAGCGTGGAATGTCCGGCCACGATGACGGCCCGGATGCCGACGAGGGCGCAATCTTCATTCTTCAGGGGCTTACCCGTCAACAGAATTTCAAACCATCAATAGGCCGACGCAAGTCGCCAAAAAACTCGTGGTAAAACATCAAAACATTTTATATATGAGCATTTTCAAGAACATCAAGACCTGGTTCCGTGCGGTCATCTTCGAATGCCGCCTCCGTCATTGCCGCCGTGAGGCCGACCGCCGCCGCGCCATTTCCGGGCAGAAACAACTCGTTATCGTTCTCAACCGCCGCCCCGTCGTTGTCAGCAAGCAGCATGTCAGGCGGCTTGTCCGCGAGGGTATGTACCGCCGTGGCGTTACTGCCGCTGACGTCGAGGCAAAGGCTATTTATCGTTCCATATAATCCGCATACCGCTATGTCTTTCCTTACAACTGACGATTACCGCGTGGTTACCTGCCCCGCCGACCTCGAAATCATCTGCCAGTCCTCCGACGAGATCCGGCAGCAGGCCGAGCGCACCGCTATGGAGGAGGTTGCAGGATATGTCCGAACCAGATACGACATTGACACCGCATACTCAAAGACCGATATTCAACGTAATCCTCTGCTCGTGCAGCTCACAGTCTGCATTGCCCTGTGGTGGCTCGGACAATGGTTACCCGGCATGATGGGCGGCGAGATGCGGCAGACACTTTACGACAATGCAATATCACGCTTAAAGGATATACAAAAAGGCAATTTTACACCTGACTTTCCGGAATATCCCGAGGGCGGCGACCATGATACAGGATGGGGTGGCAATCCAATGCGTTATGGCAGCATGAAGAAGAACGGTTATGACTGGTAATTTGTAAAACCTTGTTTAATCAGCGTTTGAACTATGTTAAAACTTTCGGCGAAAATTGAAATCACAGGCGAAAAAAAATGGGTTTTCGAGAAGATAACCGCTTGCGAGATCGTGCGCGACAGTGACGCGCTCACCACCACCTGCAAGCTCACTCTCCCTCGAAAAGTAAAGTGGAAAGGCGAGGTTTCCAACCCGATAAGGCGCGGCGATAAAATCTCCGTGTGGCTCGGCTATGACGACAACCTGCAGCTCGCTTTCTCAGGCTATGTGCTCCGCAAGGGCTTCAAGGCGCCGATTGAGATTTTCTGCGAGGACGAGATGTTTATGCTCAAACAGACTCCGTGCGTAAAGAAGTCATATAAGAGCGTCGATATTCAGACTCTGCTCAAAGACCAGAATCTTACTTATGAAATAAAGGTACTCGGCGAGCAGAACATAGGTCAGTATCGCGCCAATTTTGAAAACGTGGCCGAGTTGCTCGCGCACCTCAAAGAGAACAATATCCGCACTTTCTTCCGTCTTGAAGACGGCAATCCTGTCCTGTATTGCGGTGTGCTTTTCGACCATGGCCGTGAAATGCGGCAGGTTTTCGCCACCGGAGTCAACATAATTTCGGACAGCAGCCTCGACGAACAGAACGCCGAGGACGTGAAGATTAAACTTAAAGTCGTAAGCCTCCAGCCAGACAATAAAAAGAAAATCAAGGTGGAGATTGGCGACCCGGACGGGGAGAAACGAACCTTGCATTGCTATGGCATGACCGAGGCAGAGGCCAAGGCGTGGGGCGGCCAGGAACTGGAGAGGCTGAAACGTGACGGACTTACCGGTTCGTTTCAGACTTTCGGCCACGTGCTGCTTGATGTCCTCGATGTTATCGGCATCAAGATTGACGGCGAGCGCAAAGGCAAATATCAGGTAGCAAAGAATACAATCACATTCGGGAGCGGTGGCTTCCGGCAAGATATTACCCTCGGAGCGAGGACAACTGAATAATGGATATTCGAAACGCAATCAGACAACTCGCACTGTCCGGTACGGAAATGTATCTCACAGTCTGCACTGTTGATGCTGTGGACGAAAAAGCGCGGACTATCGACTGCACCCCGCTCAACGAGGGGGCGCAGCTACTTGGTGTGAACTTGCAGGCCGACCAATCCGGAGAGATTGGTCTTGTGTCGTTTCCTGCCGTCGGCTCCTATGTAGTGGTGGGATTCCTGAGCCCCGCCGTGGCTGTGGTGGTTCTGACAACGGAACTTACAAAAGCCAGCCTTACAATAGCTAACTCAGAGATTACTGTAGAAGATAACTCGGTGGCACTTTTTACCGAAAAGGTCACGGCCTTAATATCGGCAGACACCCTTAAACTTGATGTCTATGGCTCCACCCTCGAAATGAGCAGAGGCAAGGTAATATGGAACGGAGGCTCGGAAACCACAGCCAACGCCACCGAACTGCAAAGTCAGCTCAACAAGTGCAAGGCAAGAATCGACGCTATTATAAATGCTCTGGCATCTTCGGCTGTCGCTCCACAGGACGGCGGCGCGACATACAAGGCAAATATCGCTGCCGCTCTCTCCGGCCTTATCTCCGAGGATTATTCGAATATGATCGATGACAAAATTAAACACTGACAATGGCAAACAAAAGATACCCCTCACAACTGAAAACCGTGGAGTCCATACGCCTTGCCGCCCGCGAAAACAACGAGGCTAAGGGCGGCTCAATGCGTAAGCGCAAGAGCCTCGTTATGATGCTCAACCAACAGACGCAGTCACTTACAAAACAGGATGTCGCCAAGTGGCGCCGAGCCTGGGCCATGGCTCTGAATATCGAAAATCCCAAACGTGGAGCACTTTACTCTATCTATACCGACGCGCTTGTGGATATGCACCTTACGGGTTGTTTTCTGCAGCGTTACCACAAAACCCTCCTTAAATCCTTTGTTATCGTTGACGAAAACGACAATGAAGACAAGGAGGCTCTGAAAATATTCGAAAGCAAGTGGTTCCACCATTTTCTGCTCCGCGCCCTCGAATCAATTGCGTGGGGGCACTCGCTCATTCAGTTGGGCGATGTCGTAACCGATGCCAACGGCGTGATGAAATTCTCCGACGTGGAACTCGTGCCCCGCGAACACGTCTGCCCGGAGTATGGTGTACTCCTGCGAGAACGGTCTGATTCCCCCGACCAGGGCATTCCATACCGCGAGGGTTCGGTGGCCGACTGGTGTGTAGAGGTGGGCGACGCTTACGACCTCGGAATAATGCTCAAATGTTCGCCCCAGGCACTCGCCAAAAAAAACATGACTACCTATTGGGATGTTTTCGGCGAGATTTTCGGTATGCCCATGCGCGTCGGAACCACCACCTCACAGAACCCTGCCGACCGCAAGCAGATTGAGGTCATGCTGGAGGAGATGGGTGCAGCCGGGTGGGCTTTGTTTCCCGAGGGTACCACCATAGAAATTAAGGAGTCCTCTCGAGGCGATGCCTACAACGTCTATGACAGACGTATCGACCGCGCCAACTCCGAAATGTCAAAGGGCGTCCTCGGTCAGACCATGACCATCGACAACGGTTCCTCTCACTCGCAGTCAGAAACCCACCTTGAAGTGTTCGAGAATATCTGCGCCGCCGACGCAAAGTTGATTGGCTATGTGATTAACGATGACCTTATCCCCAAGATGATCCGCCTCGGCTTCCCTCTTGCCGGACGCACTTTTGCCTGGGATGACGCGGCCACATACACGCCCGCCGAGCAGCGCGAGCTTGAACGTATGCTCCTGCAGTATTTCGACATCGACCCGCAGTATTTTACCGAAAAATACAAAATCCCCATTCTCGGTGTCAAGCAATCCTCCGGAGGTTTTTTCGAGTAGGGGGTGAGGAGTCCGGCAATACTGACTCCAAGCCCCAAGACATTCAAAAGGCAAAGCAAGACCATTACCGTCTTTTCAACCTCGCCATCTCCGGGCTTTATGAGCCGGATCTGATAACTCTCGCGGGTGGCAAGGTCGGCAAGGTGCCGTTCAACCGCGACGTGTTCGATCGCGCCGTGCGTGAGGTTTTTGCCAAGGGCGGTTTCACCCCGGAGATGTTGGCCGACCCCGCCGTGCGCCCGCTCATCGAGGAAACCTATAACGCGCTCAACGGCGCCGTCGACACGGCAATCAAGACCGAAACTCCGCCGGAACTGACCGCGGCACTCCAAAACAACACATTCATCTTCTCCGGCTTCAAGACCTACCACTCGCTTTCTGAGGTTGGACTTGCGCTGACAGATACCGACGGCAAGGTGAAGCCGTTCGACGTGTTCCGGCGCGATGTGGAGGCTATCGACAAAAAGTATAACACCAACTATCTTTATGCCGAATATAACCACGCACTGCATACCTCGCAGATGGCAGTCAAGTGGCACGACTTTATGGCAGACGGCGACCGCTACAATCTGCAGTACCGCACCGTAGGAGATGAACGTGTCCGCTCAGACCACGCCGCCCTCGACAATACCACGCTGCCGCCATCCGACGAGTTCTGGAAGTTTTATCTCCCGCCCAACGGCTGGAATTGCCGCTGCACCGTTGAGCAGGTGCTGCGCGATGATTATCCGATGTCAGACCCCGCCGTCGCCAAGGCAGCCGGCGATGCTTGCACCGAAGAACCGAAAGCGCGGATATTCCGCTACAACGCAGGGCAGGAGATGACTATCTTTCCCAGGAAACACCCCTATCTTCCCAAGGGATGCGATGGGTGTGATAAAAATAAAATGTTCCTTGCATGGGGTCGAGATAGTAGCAAATGCTCCGCTTGTAAGCAAGTATTTATGCAACTCACTTCTCACTCACGAAATATGGCTCGTGAATGGCTCAAACAGCAGAATGTTGAAGCAAGGGAGATCCACAGTTCGGAAATTCCCGAGGGATATATTTATTTTGGTAAGAAACAATGCAGAGATATTATTTGTCACTGCTATTTCCCGGATGAAGTGATAGTAGCAAGACGTTTGTTGCACGATTTTCCCGAAAAACTCACATTTATTGGTTCGGAAGATTTGGTAGATAAAGAGGGAACTGACCGAAAGATAGCCAGAGGGATCATACGCTATGATATATATACATTCCCTGTAACTCTTAGGGAGAATGGCATAGACGTACAGAAAACGTGTCAGTTAAAGTGTTCTGTGTCCAAACAAGGTAATAAAATTGAGCAGAAACCCTACGCGATAAGGATAATATAAAAAAGCCAAACAACCTGCGGCGGAGATCCAAACTCCCTTGCAAATCATTCGACTTTCTCAAACGCAAAGTTAGCAACTTTTTCTGATATAACAAACTAAAACCCAAACAATTTAACAATGGACGAAAAAATTACAATTACAGCAGAGTTTACCCGGACTGATGTCGCCGCCGCACTTATGTGCCTCGGCGAGGAACTCACTCCCGATATCTGGGAGGAGATAAAGACTACTCCCTCTAAAATCGATTTTTCCAAAATCGAGGACAAAGCCGAGCGCATGCAGGTGAAATTAGGCCTGATTTGCCTCCTTTTCGCTAATCTCGCCGACTGATGCCCCGGAGCATATACGACGACATTCTGCGCGATGCCCGCGTCAAACTCACGGAGATGTTCAACCAAAACTTCCGTGAGCAGGGTTTCTTTGACCGGAAGTGGACAGCAACCAAGGTAAGCAAAACCAACAAGCGCGGCAAGGGGTCTATCCTCATAGTTACAGGTGCAATGCGCCGCTCAATCCGTTCGATGGTGCGCGGAATGGCCGTCGTATTCTCCTCCCATCTGCCTTACACCGCGCTACACAACGAGGGTGGCAATTTCTCAGTAACCGTCCGGGCACATTCCCGAACCAACAAGAAAACCGGGAACACCTACACCGTACGCTCTCACTCGCGACAGATGACTATGCCGCAACGCCAGTTCATCGGCGACCACGATAAGGTGCAGCAGGCATTGGGCGATATTGTCAACAAAAATCTCCAACAGTTCTCGCAGAGGCTCGCGGATAACTTTAACAGAAGAAGATGAGATTAAGACTTTTCGATGATATAGAGGCGCGTCTGTCGCATGTCCGCCTCGTGGATAATGAAATTGTCTATCATCGCCGGGAAAGTAATGCCGATACATCTATGCCCGGCACACCGGCCATCAACCATGTAGGTCTGTGGAACGAGAATACTACACGCCTCACCCAGATGCGTCCGTTCTCGCCGCCTGCCGTCTTCATAGAGTTTTATCCCGTTATCTGGGGAGAACTCGGGCGGCATGCAGTACAAGGCGATATTGTTATCCGGCTGCATATCGTCACGGCCACACTTGCCCAGACCGATACGCCTTACCGTGCCGAGGCTCTGCAGCGCTTCCGCCTGATCAGAGCCATCAAGGCGGCTTTCGTCGATTTCGGAGGCCCTGCCGACAAACACGGGCGCAGCTATTCGCGATTCAAGTATTACGGCTCCTCTACCGATCACAACCACGAGCAGATTTGCGAGGATCTGGAGGAATGGCAGACACATTGTATCGATTGTTCGGCCACTGTCGACAGCGGATATATCCTTGCGCCCTGCGGCCTCACACTTGATATTGGAAATTCGGAGTGAAAACAAACACCGCCCGCAGACTTCTTTGGCTGCGGGCGGCGCTTGTTCTACAGTTCATCGAAAAGTGATGGCTGCGCGTCGTGGTGTGGCTCTCTGTAGCCTTTTAATCCACGACGCAGATAGCTGAGGAATGTGTGGTAACAGCAGGGATAAACCGGATACACATAACGCCGCCATACCTGTTTGTAACACCTCGACAGATTGCCCTCCTCGTAGTGTTGCCTGGTGATGTCGCAGACATGTTGTATGCGCAGAAGTGTATTTTTATGTGGTTTATGTGCCATATTAAGAATTTAACCGCTATCTTTGCAACACGTTCCACGGTGTTGCTCGTCGTATGGTTAAATCCTGCGGCGGGCTTCATTATTTTCATCCTTCGCTTTTTGGCTCTACATAAAAGGTTTCTTTCTGAACCACCGAGATATGACAGGCTTCCATCACAATCCGGCACTCGTCCAGCTCGCGCTCGGCAAGCAGCTTGTCCTTGGCCACTTCCTCGACGGTGCGGATGTAGCCTTTGCCTTTCATTTTCAGCAGTTCCAGAACACCGGCCCACGTCATACCCTTGGCGGGTTTGAGTTGCGGATTGCCTATGCGGAAACCGAGTGTGCCGTGAGTTGTTTCCATACTCTTGCGGCGGCTGAAATGCTCGTCGCGGTTCTCGGTCGCAAAGGCTTGCAGTTTCTCGAAAGCCTCGTCTTTTTCCATATCGAGGTCTTGGAGTTGCCCGGAATACTGCTCGCGGATTTCCGAGAGTTTACCGTCCATTTCGGCCATCAGTGCGCGTTGCTTCGCGTCGGCCACTGCGTAGGAGTGCATCGTCTCCTCCATTTCGTCGCGGGTAATGCCGCTCAGAATTACTTTCTTTTTTCGTGCCATTGTTTGAATGGGGATTAAAGGGTGATTAAATATGGTTTATTTGTCGTTTGATAATCTGACCGGGAACACGTCCATGATGGCCGTTTCCGTTACTCCGGTGATTTTGTAGTCGACCATGAGGTTGATTTCGCTCTTGAATGTGGCGATGGCCTCCTCGATGTCGTTGGCCTCGACCATGAAGTCGTGGGGTGTGAGTTTATCTGCGCCCGTGCGCTCGTCAAGCGAGATGAACATTGCGCGGACTTTATACCAATAGCTGCCGCTGTCCGAAGCCATCACCTCTGCAATCTTCGCTTTCTTCACTGCCGAGACGGTGAACTCCCCGCTGATGCAGGGCTTCATCTCCTCGGTGATCCGAGCCTCGGCCTCGGCAAACGACAGAGCGTCTACAAGGTAGGCTTCGGTTACTTTCTTCACTGCTCCGTTTTCTACAATCTTGCTGTAGCGGAGTTTCGTTTCAATCCATTGTGCCATTGCTGTTATTTTTTAGGGGTTGTTTCTTCTTGGGTTACCTCGGTTATCTTGTACCACTCGATGTCGGGGTCTTCCAAACCGAAAAATTCTATAACCTCGGCTTGGGTCTTGTAGCCGATAAATTCCGGCGTTACAATCTTCCCGGTGGGGCGTTCCTTGGCGCGGATCTTAAAGTGCTTCCTGCGTTTTTTTATCTCCGGCAAGCTGTAGAGTTTCCTTTCAAAAAACTTGTCAACTTCCCTTGCTTCTTCATAAGGATTGTCCTCGCGTGAAGCAAGCAACGCCGTTCCTTTCACTATTGCAAGCAACTGGCCGACGGCTATGTCGCCGAGCGTCCATCGCTTTGTGGTTTCATCATATTTTATAGTCATTCTTCTTCTGTATTAAAGTCGGGTTCATATTCCGCGATGTTTGCTCTATCCTCTGCCCAGTTTGCGAGTTCTCGCATAAACTCCACATATTCCGGGGTGGATAATTCCACGGTCGCCTCCGTGATTTGTTGCTTGATGTTGTTTATTAGGCTCATCCTTTCAAATATGATAATATGTGTTTGATTACCTCTACCGTCCACCCATTGCCGAGCATTCGGTATTGTTGAGTTTCGGAACATTCCCACTTGTACCATTCCGGAATTGTCTGCAAGCGGGCGCACTCGGTTCTGAGCCGATACAAGCGCGGAGTTTATAACCACCGGACGCAAACCGTCAAGACACCGCGTAATAATCTCCTCGCTTGACTTTTTCATCCGCACGTTTTCAAGCAGAAATTTCATATCGGGATTCAAGTAATAAGCCTGGTGCGCGATTCTCTGGAACTGAAAGAAAAGAACCGAGCGGGGGTCTTCAAAATTCAGTTGCTTGCCCGCAAAACTGAATCCTTGGCATGGTGATCCCGCAAGTATGAGGTCAATTTTCGGAAGACTGGCGAGAGTTACGCCGCGCACGTCGCCCAATTGGATAGTATCCGGAAAGTTGAGCTGTGTCTGCGCGATGCAGAACTTGTCAATCTCGGAGGCGTAGTAAGCGTCCACCTTGATACCAAGTTCCCGCAATGCTATCTGCCCGCAGCTCATACCGTCGAAAAGGCTTAATACCGTCAGACCCATTATTGTATCAGTTTAGCAGAAGTTCATCTTTGCCGAAACGTGCCTCGTAAGCAATCTGCCCGGCAACCTCATTGATCGCTTTGGCATCTTTCTGACGTTTCAGAAACATATTGTATATGGTTGTCAGCCTATCAAGGGAGATGTGGTTGAAATTCTTAACCTTGGCGGCGCGACAAGCCACGCTCTTTATGTAGGCCACGCCCTCGTTACCTTTGCCGATCAGACGAAGCCAACCGCCTATGGCCGCGATTACGCGCTTACGCATCTTGTCGCGCTTGGCGTCCTCGGGGTTGATGATGTCGTTGAGATAATCGCAGATTTGTGTCAGTTCCTCGTTGGAGAGGTCTTTGCTGCTTTCCACGCCATATCCGCCGAGCAGGGCGAGTTTATCGTCCGCTGTCATGTTGAGCCGGGAGCAGAGGGTGTGGAATTTTTTCAAAAGCCACTTTTGGTTCTGTTGGGTGATTGTTGCCAT